AATAATAAAATAAACGAACATTACCTGCGCCATCATCATCAAAAAAACATTCGTTAGTATTACCATCTATTTTAAATCCTGATGAACTTAATATTCCACCTGAACTTGCCATATGTCCAGAGTGTGGATTATATAATGCATTTCTAAAATAGATACTATATTTTGAAGATGTTAAAAGTATCGGTTGAAAAGATTTTCTTATTTTAACAGTTGTGATGTTTGATAAAATACTATCATCTGTACTATCAATCAAACCTGTAACTTTTGAAAATCTGAATACTGAATCAAACTTTTGTAAAGTAGAAGCATTATAAGATATTAACTTATCAATAACATCTGCCTTTATAGTATCAGCAGTTTTTGCTGTTGCCTTTGCGTCATACTTAACATTTGAAGTAATTAATACAGAAGTTGTTTCTGGATCTTTTATAATAGGTCTTACTGAAGCAACATTGTATGGTTTTAATTGAGTTACTATATCTGCTTTTGATGTATCTGATAATACTGTTCCTGATTTTGCTTTGATTGAAATATTAACAACACCATAAGTTGGAGTTTCATCATCTTCACCACCCCACGCACTTACTGATAATGCATTTGGATAAATTGATTTAACCAACGTTTCATAATCAGTTGCTGTAACTGCTCTATCTTGAGCGGCATATTGTAAAGGTGCATTAAATTTTATTGAGTCATTTGTTTCTGCAATTGCACCACCTGATGAATTTGATTCTGTTGTTATAGTTACGTTTGAAAATCCACCAACGTTTCCTGATAATGCAAATTTTGAAGCACCATTTGAATTTACTGTATTAGTTACAATATATTCCATTATTACAATATTACCATCTTCTAATTTTTTACCTGTTATACCATCACCAAAATAAATTTCATACTTATTACTTGAACCTTCTTGTATAAAATATGCTTTTGTATTACTTGATACATTATTATAACCACCTGCTAAAGTATACACACCTTGCGTTGAATCTGTATTACTATTTTGAACTGTAACTTTTAAAGTTGAAGTATCTGCAAAAGGACTAGGTATAACAAATTTCTGGTCAGTATCATTTGCGTCATACGTATATTTAAATGTAACCAATGTTCCTTCATAAAGAGGTACATTTTCAAATTTATAAACTCCATTTACTGGTGTAATTGTTATATCTTCATTAGTTACGTATTCATAATCAACTGTTTCAACTGTAGTTGTAAACATTGTTCCCTTCTGCATTGTAACAGACGAACCTGTTGCGTTATTAATAAGAATATCAATAGCCGCTCTTGGTGCTCTAGGAGATGTAGGAGTATATCCTAACATCTTTGCTAATGAAACAATATTTTTTCTAATATCAGCACTATCCAAATACATTTCATTAGTTGACATATTAGCGATGTATGACAAGTAGTGAGTGTTGTAAGATAGTACATCTAATAAAATAGATAAACCAGCACCTTCAAAATCGTAATCTTGAAATTGTGTTTGACTTTGTAAAAATGATTTTAAATTTGATTTGATTAAATCAAAATCTAATTCTGATACTTCTAGTTTATGTTGCGCCATCTTATCTTAACCTTTGTAAAATTATTGAAACTGATTGTGGATTTGGTACACCTATAATATTAAAATGTATTTCTACATCTAATCTATTATCATCTACATTTCCCCCTGGTGCTGCCGTCAAATCATCTGCTTCTGAACCTTCTTCAAAAGAATCTCCATTTATTATAATACCAGTTAATTTGATTCTAGGTTCATTATTAATTAAACACTCTTCTATTTTTCTTTTTAAAAATACATTCATTACTGGAGTATAATTTTCAAAAAGTAATCCTCTTACACCACAACCTAATTCTGGATGGAAAGGTCTTTCATAGAAATTTGTTTGTACTAAATTCTTTACAGACCTTTTTATTGCTATTGCGTCTTCAACAACATTAACGTCATTAGTTATTGGATTTCTACCAAAGTCTAAATCTATATCTCTAAACTTCCTAGACTGCCTAGTACTAGTACTTTTAACGTGTTTTGTATAATCGTTTAAGAATGCTTGATTTTGTGCCATAACTGTAATATTTATACAGTTTAGCCCGCTCTTACTGTAGTAGAACCTTTAATTAATTGTCCATTGTCTGTACTATCACCAATTCGTGATACAGGCAATCCTACAACTCTAACAGTAGAAGAACCTTTATTAACAAAAGCAACGTGTGGTGGACAAAGTGGTGGTGGTGAAAATGGATGAGAAACAGTTTTATCTGTTTTTCTTGCTATAACAATATTATTTGCTCTTACAGTAGATTGTGTTGGAGTATCTAATATAGTTACTCCAGCACAAGTGTGTCCTGTTGTTAATTGGTCGCCTTTTCTACTGATACCTGGCATTGCTTTATGCTAATATCCAAATTGCTACTACTAATATTAAAACGTATACTGGAACTTTAGTTTCAGTTAACCATTTTTTTGCGTCTTTTAAGTATTCTATCATTTTACCTCTATTTTTCCTCCAGCAGACTCAATATCTGCCTTAATTTTATCTGCCTCATCTTTTGCTTGGTCTTCGGCAATAATTGAAGGACAACCTTCTACAAAATTCTTTGCTTCAAGTAGTCCCATATCTTTAAACGCTCTAATTGCTTTAATTACACTAATTTTTTTATCAGGTTCAAAACCTATTAGAGTAATTTTGAATAAAGACTCATCTTTTACTTCTTCAACTGGCGCAGGTGTACTCATTATAGCATTTAAATCTAAACCCCAAGTCTTCTCTAGTTTTTTTGCTAATTCACCCGCTTCAATAACTGTTAATTTTCCCAATTGTTCTACTAACGTATCAATATTACTCATAATTTACTTTCCTATCTTATCTTTTCTACCTATAGGTAGTTTTTGCCACTTGGTCATCTCTTGACCTTTCTTACTTATCCATTCCATAAAGATTAATGGCACTTTTACTTTATTTTGGAAAGATTTAACTGCCTTTTTCCAACTCGTAGCAGATATTTCTTCATTTATTTCTTTATTATCTGTAAACTTAAACTTTTTTTCTTTTGACATTCTGTTTATCCCTTTTCACACTACATTTTTTATCATCACATCTACAATATTTACAGATTTCCAATTTTCTTGCTTCCATCATTTCATACTTTGGCTTTCCGCAATGGGATTCTCTCCCACAATTGTTGCAATAAGTCATAATATAGTATTTATACTAAAAATCGCAAAGGTAAACTGCTTCCCGATTCGGAAATTTGTCTATATCATAGGAAAATCTGCAATTATGAACGTTTCCACAAGAAACTAGAACAAAAAGCGAACACACAACTAAAAAAACCTTGATTTTTCTCATTTTTTTTGAATTTTTCCCTTGACTTTCCTAAATTTTTAGTGTATATTTAACGTATAAGTTGAAAAGGAGAACATTATGAAAAAACTACTTGAATATTTAACTATCATTTTATCAATAGTAGGTACTTTCTGTTTAATCGGTGCTGTCGGCGCAATTGACGGCGGTTATAACGGAGTTCCAATGAACGATAATTGGTTTTTATGTGGTACTTTGTCATTGTTAGGAATTGCTATGTTTATTTTAGCATTATACTCGCAAACGTTGTATTCTGAACAAGACTAATCACTAGATTTTAATAAATAGCCTATCTCTATTCCTAGCTCACTTGCTTTATCAATAGTTTTAGATGATTTTGAATAGAATCTATCTTTACCATCTGGTGAAAATAGTTCTGCTTCAAGATTAATCGTATTACCATCAATATTTGCAAATACACCTATCGCTGTATCACAATCTCCTTCTATAATCTTAAGCACATTTCTTTCAGCTTTAACACAATTGTGTGTTGCTGTATGATTAACATATCCTAATAACTCAATTATCTCTTCATCATCATTTCTACATTGTAAGGCAATAACACCTTGTCCTGCACACGGTATCATTTCACTAGTAGAAAACGTTTGAGAAATCTTGTTCTCTAAACCTAATGATTGAATTCCTGCATAAGACAAAATAATAGCGTCAAATAAACCATCATTTAGTTTTTTAATTCGTGTATCAACGTTTCCTCTTATCAACTTACATATAAGGTCTTTTCTTATATTCTTTAATTGGAATTCTCTTCTAAATGAAGAAGTACCTATAATTGAATTTGGAGCTAAATCTTTTAAGTGTTTATTATCTCTACTAATTAAAATTTCTCTTGGATCGTTTCTTTCTAAAAAACAATTAGTTAATAAACCTTCTGTTTCTTCCGTTGGCATATCTTTTAATGCGTGAACGGCTATATCTATTTTTTTATCTAATAATTCAACTTCTATCATCTTGGAAAAGAGACCTTTACCTCCAGCTTCAGAAAGTCTTACATCTTTAAGTTGGTCACCTTTGGTTTCAATTTCTTTGATAAGTATTTCTTTGTTTAATACTGCTTTAGCTTTTTCAGCATAGATACGTGCTAATTTACTTCCTCTTGATCCTATTGTGAGCGACATAATCGTCTTGCACCATAAGTTATCATATAACAAGCACCTGCTCTTTTGAATATGTGATATGTTTCTTCTAAACTACCAGGCGCACCAATACCTAACCATTCTCCAGATGTTTGATATACACCTACAGGTTTCTTTGTAATATTTCTTATTGGTTCAATTAAGTCTAAACTTGTCATACCAGGTTTTACCATTAATTCATCTGCGCCATCATCTGAATATTTTATAGACCTTATAATTGCCTTATGTCTATCGCTAACATCTAATTGATAGGGTCTATGAATACCTTTTGGTATCTTCATTACATCACGCCAACCTCTATAAAATGTTGAACGAAATTTTGTACTATAACTCATTACAGGTATCTGA